AGCCCTTCTTCTTCACTCAACAAACTACGCAACCAATCAACAAGGATCACTGAGGCTTGAGCTTGGATGCGCTTGGTTTTCTTTTTGTTCATATTATTTCCTCAACTTTAGGTTCAACTTCTACTTTAGTTAAGTACGCTAACCCGTTGGAATACTTGAAAGTTCTTAGGCCTGCTCCATCGTTGGAGTCTTTGTAGCATTCGTATTTGTATTTACACCAACTACAACCTTTAGGTAATTTCATGTTGCCTTTCTTACCATCAGGTATGGGAGTATAGCATAATTCAGGAGGGGTGTCAAGCTTTAATGCAGGAATCAGAGATTTAATTGATGTCTTTATGTTAGGCTTGTCCATGTCATCGGGCGTGTACATGCACAACTCGCCACTCTCTTTGTTGATAACCAAGAACCCACCATTCTCTGTACCCTCTGCCGCTTCATATCCTGCAAGCTGACCAAGGTATCCAAAAGGGTCATCCTGTGCTAAGCGGCCATCTTTAAACTTGTTAAACGCAAAGCGAGAAGCAGTCTTTACATCTACTACCTCACCGTTTATTTTGCAATCCATGTGACCTACAATACCATTAACATCTACTTCTTTCTGCTCGTCTGTTACTTTGTGATCTGTCATCCGTACAAGCATCAACACAATCTCTTCAAGCAAGTGGCCGTATAGGAACTTGATTTGCGTTGGGCCGTCAACAAGACCACGACCTTGAGGATCACGTTTTTCAAACCACAACTGTCGTGCGGGCTTGCCGACATTAGACATACGCAAAGTAAAATCTTTGTTGCGCTCAGAAGGAGCCGCCCAAGACATCAAAGCTTCCTTAATACCTGACAATGTATTATCAATGTCTTCTTCTGTAAGCGGCAGAGGCTTACCGTCTGACAAACCTTCAAGGTGTTTGTAGATGTCAGGCACTACATTATTAAGACTCATTGGGCATATCCTTTATAATAGTTTTAATTTTATTTAAAGAGAGCTTAAACCATTCTCCTCTGTTATCGCATCCTGTGGCTGTAAGTTTATCGTGTACTAATTTTTCTGTTTCTTTTCTATCAGCAAAAAACTCAGAGTACTCTAATTTAAAATCACGTAAAGGACTAGATGTTTGATAAGTTCTACACCTATCCTCTGCATCTACAGCCATGCCAACCTTGTACCAACCTTTCCATGCAGGGTTAGATACTACATAGATATGGCCTCGTTTTACTTTATCGTACTTATTATAGACTGCCTGACCTATAGAGGCGGCTAGTCTTTTAAGTTTATTTTTTCTATTCTTAATTGTATCACAAGCGTTGCAAATATAGTTACACTTTTTAAGATTAGAAGCGTAAAAGTTTTCTTCTGTTAAGGGAGCATTGCAATGATTACAGGTTTTATTGTCTTTCATAATAGTCTATAGCCTCTATTATTTCGTAATCGTTATCGTCTTCTAAAGTTCCAAGCTTTAAAGGGACAACATCTTTATCTCCAGTGTGTACTATCTTATGTCCTGTTATTACATACATACATTCTATTAAAACATCTTTTTTGTAATTTAAAACTTTTACTGTCACCAAAGGTTTCGTCCCAGTGGGCATCCTAAATATCCCACCTATAGGGACATTGTATCTCAAGTTCACAAACTCTCGAAGCTTTACCGCAGTAGTCTCAGTGTGTTTCACTCCAGTTCTCCCCGACTTTATAGTCTCCATCTAATGGACAGTTAAGTTTAAACATACACCCTGCTTCTTTAATAGCTCGTACTACTGCTTCTCCTACAGCTTTGGCGTGATCAGCATGGCACTCTATTTGCCATTCATCGTGTACATTGGCTACAAACTTAGCATCCCAACCATTATAATTTATCTTATCGTTTAAAAGAATCAAGGCTTTCTTCATTACTATCGCACCTGCTCCTTGTAATAAAGTATTTAAGGCCGCATGTTCTGAACGGACTGTAAGCTTGCGACCATCTAGTGCCTTAACGAACCCGCTTCTAGCTTCTCTTTGTACTCTGTCCGTAAGATTTTTAAATGATGGGAGATTATCAAAGAAGCGTTGTCTAAGTCCTTTACCAACCGCTCTACCTCTACCAACCACTGATCCAAGTTTCGCATCTCCCGCTCCGTAAAGGAGGGCATAGATGAAAGTTTTTGCCTTATCTCTTGATTCAATTCTAGCAAGTTGTTGATTAGTGGTGTGTATGTCTCCGTTAAGTATTTCATTTGTATAGCCCTCGTCATTTAAGTAGTGTGCTAACATTCTTAATTCTAATCCTGAAGCATCTATTCCTACTAGCTTGTAGTTATCTGGCACTGTCCAACAGCTTCGACACTCTTCACCATAAGGAGACTTAGTGCTTGGAATCTGGGCTGTGTTGGGATGTGAATGAGTCATGCGCCCTGTCACTGCCCCATTAGGATTTACAAAACCATGTATTCTTCCTGTATCTTCGTTAAGCTCTTTTAGCCAACTCTTAGCTTGAGCCAATCGTTTCTGCAACATAAGATACCTAGCAATCATGGCGGCCTGTGGAATATTTTTAACTCTATTTAAAGTGGCTTCGTCCACAATAGGTTGACCTGTGGGTGTGTGTTTCTGCGGGTTCCAACCAAAACGAATTAAGTATTCGCCGATTTGTTTACGTGATCCTAAGTTAAAAGGCGTTTCAGTTTTACGAGAGATGGGCTTATTGTATATATCCAAAGACAATCTTTCGTACTCTTCGTCTGTCAGTCTTGTGCCGTTACCGTGTTGATCTGTCGCAGTCTTAGCCACTGCTCCTGTAGCTGTGAACTTAGGCGTAAGTATTTGCGTGGTGATAATCGGCTTGAACTCTTCATGTACTTCTTGTTCTAAATCGTGTAGTTTAGTTTCAAACATAGCAACTAAGCTCATTGTCTTTTCAATGTCTAAACAAAAACCATTGTCACGTTGCTGATTAATTATCTTAGCTACAGCGTGTTCTATTTGTACTGATTGTGGTGTAAACCCACGGCTCTCAACCTTCAATGCTTCATATACTTTAGTGTTAAGCAACACATCGTTCTTACAATACTCTAGCATCTCTGGGCTGTAAGCTTCCCAAGCATCTTCTTGTTTTCCAAAGTCACCTTTATGAAAGCCTAGTCGATAGCCCCAACCTTCAAGCCCGTGATTGCCTTCTCGTGTAGGTTTAAAAAGCCTTGAAAGAACAAGGGTATCAACGATCTTCTTGTCGAACAAGTCTAGTCCTGCAACCTTCTTAATTGCAGGGATGTCATAGCCTATTAAGTTGTGACCAATTAGTTTTGTTGCAGAAGATAACATATCGTAACCTTCTTGCAACTGTGTGTTGTCAAATGTAAACACGTCCTTAGTCTCTACGTCTTGAGCCACAATACAAAATATCTTTGTGGGGTCTAATCCGTCTGCTTCTATATCAAATACTAAATTACTCATGTTCTTCACCTAATTTTAATTGGGGACTGCGAGGGTCTTTAAGCATCTCTTCGTAGTAGTATGACAGAACGTCATGTTCTATTGCTATTTTTATACCCTCGACAGTGTAATGCGCCCACCTTATAACAGTTATAGGTCTAAACAGTTTGTTGTGTTTATCTATCTCGAACCCGTTAAAGGTGGTTGTCATATAATGTCTCCCTCAAATTGAGAGGGATCGTAAGCATCTAACTCTCTGAGCCTTCCTGTGTTACCATCATATAAAAGATTGGTAGCTACACCTACATCTCCAGTGTATCTAGACTTCAGTACCCTCACCTTAGTGGTGGAGGCTTCGATCTCATCGTCTGATTGTTGGTTGCGCTCCAAGGAAAGAACACAATCACTTAGCTGAGCAATACTCTGACTGCCTCTAAGATGATTCAGCCCTGTCTCAATACCGTTCTCGTGTCCACGGTTGCCATCAATCCTGCGGAGGTGTGATACAAGAATCATGCCACATCCTGTCTCCTCAACCATCGTTCTTAGTCGATGCATGATTTGATCTATGGCTTTGCGCTCATCGTTTTCAAGGGTGGATAGGACTAACATGTGCAAGTGATCTACTACAATCCATTTACAATCTAATCCGATTATCATGTAGCGTAGCTTGCTAAAGATGTCTTCAAGGTTATTGACTCCGTGGTGTGCATGAATCCATACACGCCCCTCGTTCTCACCCATAAATACTTTCTTAAAACATTCGTCCAATTGATCGGGGGTGTAAGTAGACTTAACG